GGGGTCCGGGTGGCGAAAACGTAAGAAATACTCGTCGAATTGATTGTTTTTTGATCATTTGGCGAGTTTAAAAGTTGCGCTAGGTGGTATGCCGGGGAAATACATGGCTACTTCAGACCATCCTTAGAGGAACGAACTACCAAAGACTATTTGGTTATCGACTGCCAATACTGTGGCACTTATAAAATCTCCAAAATATTGATCGATTTGATGCAGGGTCGCAAATTTCCTATGCATGAAATGCGGAAATTATTGGATGAGCGTAAAAAGAAACTTGCATCAACTGTGCCCGAGCCAATTATTGAAACTTGGGACGAAGATTTACTGGAGTAATTGACGAATAATTCTAGCGCCGATCCAACGAACCACGGTGACAGCTTTGCTGTTGCCGATCGCCTTGTAGCGTGGACCGTCTGGGCATTCTCTGGCAGGTTTACCGCGCCAGGGGATCAGGGTGTAGTTGTCGGCCACGCCCTGAAGGCGTTCGCACTCGACAGGAGTGAGGCGCCGCACCTGTGCCGGCGTCAGCAGCGCTGGTGGCGGGCTGCAAGCATCCAGAGATGCGGTGTATTCCTCGTACCACTTCCCAGCACCGAGAGCAGCAGTATGGTGGAGCTTGGTGCTATACGCTGCGATCGTGACAACGTTAGGCCCCAGGGCAGAGTTGGTATTGTCGAGCTGCTTGCCGTAGTTGCTGGTCACCGTTTGCGCGATCTCGCGGCAGTACAGAACGTTCTCCTGGTCACTGTTGCGTCCCAATGTGTGCGCCTGTTCAATGCTGACGCATGGGTCTTGCGTGGCGCGTACAACGAAGAATGTTTCGCTTTCAACATCAAGCCGGCTGTCCTTGGCGGTGAGCGTCGCTGATCGCTCGATCGATCCTCCCAGGCTGTGGCCGCCGAATGCCGGGATACCGCCGAACATATCGACCGCCGGCCCCTCATCGCCCTCGCAGTTCGGGCAGCCGTACTGGCCTAAGGATTCAGCAAAGACGCATCCGCATCCGCACTGGAGCGCAGGGCCGAAAGGAGCTGTTCCGGTAACGTCCTGCCCCTGGCCTCGGCGCGGCGCAGTATCCCGGCGCACGCCTTCTCGCTCAAAAAGTATCTCGGTGGGATCGAACCCGTCTCGAGCACTTGCGACAACGAACACACGACGGCGTCGTTGGGCCAAGCCGAAATATTGGGCGTCCAGGACCCGCCACGCGATTGTTCTTTTGGGTCCATACACACAACCAGCGTCTTGCCATTTCTTCCCTGGAGGCTGCAGCTCGCAGTCTTCCCCAGCAAGCGCGCCAAGAAAGCATCCGAAGGCGTTCCCTTTGTCGCTGAGGACGCCGGGGACGTTCTCCCAGACGATAACGCTGGCCGGCTTTCGCTGGCCGGCGCGAACATAGTCAACTGCATCTGCAAGCTCCACATATTTGATGGTAAGGGCGCCGCGCGGGTCAGTGAGGCCTTCGCGCATACCGGCAACCGAGAAGGCCTGGCATGGGGTGCCGCCGATCAGCACGTCCGGCGCCGGGATCTTGCCGGCCAGCACCAGGGCGGCCAGCTTGGTCATGTCGCCGTGGTTCGGCACGTTGGGGTAGTGGTGGGCCAGGACCGCCGAGGGGAACGGCTCAATCTCGGCGAACCAGGCGGCGCGCATGCCTAGCGGGTGCCACGCTTGTGTTGCAGCCTCTATGCCCGAGCAAACAGAGCCGTAGGTGATGGTCATGGCGGTTCTCGATTCTGTTTATCAGGCGACCTGTACGGTCATTTCTGGCGAGTAGTCCACCCAGCCAACCTTTGGTGCCTTGGTCTTCTTGTTGATGACCGGGTTGCCCTCGGCGTCGACGATTGGGCATTTCGCCCTGATACGCAGCGACCGGCATTTGCAGTGCTTCTTGGTCAGCGCGACGAACTGCTCGGCGTATTGCGGCGCATCGAAGGGCTGACTGAGCTGGCGAACCTTCTCGCCGCGCATGATCTTTGCTGCCTGATCTGCGACCGCCAGGTTCCATTCACCGATGCTCATGTCTAGGGGGGGGCGTCCGGGTGTTGGGTTCGGTTTCGTTGTAGGGGTTGTCTTGCGCGCCTCGGCCAGCGCGACGTCGGCAGTCATTCCAAACACTGCAAAAGTGCTCATGGGTTATCTCCAGTCAGGCGCCGCCCTCCGGCGAGAGCGCGGCGTGGCGGGCGGTGTCAGGCGGCTGCGCGCTTGAGCTGATCGGTGAGTTGGGTAGGAAGGCCGCGCAGCGTCAGCGTGCCGCCGACTTCATCAAACTTGATTTTGTCGCCAAGCAGATGCGCCTCGAAGCTGATCGACATGCCCTCGGCCCGGCCGGTGAAGCGTCGGAATTTGTTGAGGGTCTTCTTGTCCGGCGGCAGGGTTTCGGAAAGCCCGTAGTCCTTCGCCTTGATGAAGTCGTAGAAGTTCTTCGGCTGATCTTCGTCAATCAACTCCGACAGCTCGCCAAGGGTGATCGGCTCGCCCAGCTTGGCCTGGGCCATGGAGTAGCTGACCAGCGCCTGGGTCTTCTCACGTGCCGACTCTTCTGGCAGATCCTCGCTTTCAACAAAGTCGCTGAACGCCTTCAGTAGTGTGCGGGTTTCGCCCGGGCCGTCGATTCCTTCCTGGCAGCCGATGAAGTCGCGGAAGTACTCGTTGATCCTGCGGCCCTGCTTGCCCTTTAGATACGAGATGTACTGCTTCGACTGCGGGTTGCTCTGCCACTCGCTGATGTTGATTCGCGCGGCCAGGCGGATGTGGTCCAGGTCCAGTCGCTTCACCGTCAACAGGGCCAGTTCTTCGGTCATGGTCACCGCTTCGGTTTCCTGTACCAGGGCGATGACCATGTATTCGGTCAGGCCTTGCTGGTAGTGGCAGAAGAGGGCGTGTCCACCGGTGGTGAGGTTCGATTCTTCCATCAGCTTGGTCAGGTGTTCGACGGCGGTGGTGCTGAACGACAGGAAGTCGGTGACGCCGGCCAGGTACTTGCCGAGCCAGCCGCTGAAGGGGTAAGCGCCTGATTCTTGGTGGAAGAACCCCCAGCCCTTGCCGGCGGTGGCGTTGTAGCTTTCGTTGAGCTGGCTCATCAGGTCGTCGCGCGCCTGGCTCTCGACCTGCTCGGATGCGCCAAGGAATAGGACAGCGGGGCTGCCGTCGGGCTTCTTGTCGATCTTGTGGATTGCGCTGTGAAGTACGGGCATTGCGTTTACCTCAGGTAGGCGCCGCCCTCCGTATCCGGTGGTGGCAATTTGGTTTGGGTTGGGGTATTAACGAGCTCCGGCATGGGGCCGGATCAAGGAGAGACAAACATGCCTGCAATCTTCAAGACATATGATGATGAGTGGTTCGAGTATCAGGGAGCGAAAGAAGTGAAGGAAAAAGGAAGCCAGTACGTGGTGTATGACGCCTATGGCAGCACACTGGGCGCTCATCAGATCGACGACATTCAACAATTCACGACCGATCCGCTGGTCGGCGAAAAAATCAAAACATCAAAATCGTAACAACCAGTAATTGTTCAGGGCCGGCGGCAGGCGGAGAGTTGCTTAACAGGCACATCTTCACCTAATCGCCGAGCCACGTTGCCGCCATCCGTTACCGGATGCAGCGAGTAGGGTGGGTTATGCGGGTTCGATGATCTCGTCGCCCGGGTCTTTCTGGATGGCGAGCAGGCTTTTATTGCGGAATTCCCGCGCCACGTTTTGCGATATCTCGATTTCGTGGCGCGGCGGATTCAGTAGCGGCTGGCACTTCGCGGCGCCCAGCGCATGCAGGTGATGAATCATCAGCGTCATCGCCTCGCCCTGCTCAGTAATGCCTGACCACTCCATCAGATCGGCCAGCGCTTGGCGGGTGCCGGGGCGAACCCTGAGCCTCAACTCTTCCTCGGCAAGTGCCACGCGCTTCCTGGCGGTTTTGGCCGAGCGCTCTTCCTGCGGTACTGCTGCCATGGCCTACCTCTTCTATTCCGCTGGCCGGCAGTGCGAGCCAGGTTTGACGTTTGCGTTGCTGGATGCGGGCTATGCGGCGCATGAATCGACCTTCACTTGGTGCCAGGCGCCTACCGCTTCGAAGATCCGCGCGGCGTGCACCTCGTCCAGCGATATCGCTTCGGGAATGGCGATCCAACCTGAGGCCACCATCTGGCTCTGGTTTGCCTCGTCGCGCAGCTTCTTGTAGCAATGCTCGATCACGTCTTCCAGGTGGTCGGAGAGATAGACGCCATCGGGCGCCACCTCCACCGACTTGCTGTAGCGGTCGCCGCGAGCGTCTATGCAAAGCGCGCTGAGGTAGATCGTCCAGCGGTGGGGGATACCGCAGACGGCCTGGCCAATCTTCCCGGGCGCGATGTTCTTGAGCGACTTGTAATTGATCATGCCCTGGCGACCGCTGGGGTCAATGTTGACCACAGCGACGTGATTGGCTGCCAGCAGCGAGCGGCATGACCGGGCGATGCGCGTCTGCAGGTTATGCGCCTTGCGCTTGCTCATAATGCCTCCGCGAGTTTGCGCAGCGCCTTACGTTCTGCCGCTGTGATAGGCGGCTTGCGGCGCTTGAGGATGGTTTCGGGATCGATCTTCGCGGAGCGTTTCGGCGGGACTGGGTTGCTGGGTGGGCTTGGCAACTGCGCCACGGTCCCACCAGCAGCCAGGAACTGCGCCGTGCGCTCCGATATTGAGTAGGCGTCCTGGCGGTGCTGCTCGACCAGGCTTAGGTGGTTGCTGATCATGATCAGGCTCCCAGGCGATGGGCTTGCGCCCGAGCTTTGTCCGCTACCTCATCAACCATGCGATTCAGTTCCAAGTTGAACTGGACCAGCTCTTTGTGCAGGTTGGCGATGTAGTCCTCATCGCGGTAAATCGTCTCGATATAGAGCTGGCACTCTTCATCTTGGCGAGAATCAAAGGACAGGAAGTCCCACCATTTGCGGCCCGTAACGAACATGCAGCCTTGGACCTGCGGCATGTGTTCCTCGGGCATGCCTTCGAGCCAAGTTCTGACGTGTATCGCTTCGTTGAAGGGGCACTTCGATTCGGTACCGCCGTCGTCGTTGATAAGTCCGTCTGGCGAACATCCAAGCCAGTCGTACTTCGGGTGGACGATGAACTCTGACGGTATGACGATGTTGCCCGTCAGCATCTCGTAGGCGTCTTGAGCCTTTTGTTCTTCGGTGTGACCCCACTTTAAAGAGGCGCTGCTGACGTTGTGCTTGGACTTCTTTGCCAGCCGCTCGAAGCACAGCTCACGCATGTACGAGGTGCGTGCGCCCATAGGCTCGCGCTTACCATTTTTGTCAGGCTTCCCCCAGGCCATCACGTCTTTAAAGCGGCTGGCTGTCACGCGCCCAGATCGGTCCGCATGCCACTTTTCTGTGCCCTGAAGCTCCGCTCTCACTACGCAGCCTCCTCTGAATGGGACTGGTCACCGCCGGGGCCCGTTATGTCGGTAAAGTCGGCATCGACGGTAGCCGCCAAGCTTTTTAGGGCTTTGTGGCATTCCAGGCCGATCGCTGCGCGCTGCTTCGGCTTGAGACCTGCCCAGGCGGCCGCGTAGGCGTCGATGTCCTGTTGCCTTGCAACGACCAGGAGGTCTGCGAATACACCGTCTATTTCCGGTGATGGGGATTTTGGACCAAACGAAACGCCAGCGGCGGCAGCGCTGTTTGCGGCTTGTTTTGTTGGAGTGATATCAATCTCGCCGCCGTATGAGTCCTCGAATTCATCGGGCGTATAAACGCCAAGGATCACGTCAGGACAGAAGAGGCGTGCCCATTTCTTGGTCACCAAGTAGGCGATCTGTTGTTTTGGGTCTTCCGCCCAAAGCGTAGAGTTGCGCGTGCGGACCTGGGTCAGCAGAAGCTCCAGAGTGCGCGGCTCGTCTTCGCCCCGAAAGGTCGCCCAAACCTTGATGCCGAGCCCTTTTTCATCGTCAAAGCTCCAGGCGGGAACGCGATATTTTTTAAACTCGCCAGTGTCCTCATCCTTCTTGGTCTTACTGGTAACTTCGCGCATCTTCCCGATGACGTTTTCCCAAGCGCCGAACCATTCAAAGTTCAATCGACCTTTGACTGGCGCCTTGGCGGTGATCACTGCGTTAACAAGCTGCGCCTCGTAGCTCAATGCGCCGCCGTTGACGATGAACGTTTTCTGCGCCACAGCGAAGGGGTTCATTTGCCACTGCATTGCTTGAAGCACCACCGCCATGCAGTCGGCTTGGTTCCCTTTAAGGTGTTTCGGGACGGTTGTCACTCCCTTCGACATCATCATCGCGAGGTCGCTCATCGACCGCATGGTGCCAGGGTCGAGGATGAGCGCGGCCGCGTTGTGCGATGGATCGTGATAAGTGGCGAGGCCGGTTTGTGCTTGGGTGTCTGTATCGGTCATTGCGCTCTCCGTGGCCGACGTGGAGTGGGTCGGCCGGCAGATGGAAAGGATGGTTAGAAGCGGGTGGCCCGCAGCCAATCGCGAGCAGTGTCGATAGTCACGTCGAAGCCGAGCGCTACAAGCTCGACAATGTCGTCAGCCGGGGGAGTGGTCGGGTCCACGTCGATGGATTCAACGGAGACGGCGACTACGGCAACAGGGGCGGTTTCAGCCGGGGTGGCAGTGACAGCGGCCACTGGCGCAGGCGCGGTAGCCTGGGCGCGCAGGCGGGCAAGTTCTTCCTGGTCTCGCTGATACTGGGCTTCGCGCTCGCGCTGCTGGCGTTGTTGCTCTTCCTGCTGTTCACGCTGCTGGCGTTGCTGTGCCTCCATATCGCGGCGCTGCTGGTCCAGTTCGTCCTGCTGCTGCTTCAACCGCTTGCGGTCTTCCTCAGCTCGCTGCTTACGTAGCTCCTCGGCTTCGGCGTCGGCGATGCGTTGTTTCTCGCGCAATTCATCTAGTTCTTTCTGCTGGGCCAGCAACTTAGCAGCAGCTTCTTCTCGCTCAGCGGCAGACTTGAACAGCGCTTCCAGTTGCTCAATGGCGTTGTCGCGAGCGATGGTGCCTTCGGCTTCAAATTCGCCATATTCTTCGGGCAGGATCACCGACTCTTTGACACCCTGCAAAATGCTGGAGACGTCTGCGGCGCTGCGGCTTGCATAGGCGGCGGCGACAGAACTGAAACGAGTAATTTTTGCCCGGATGGCTTCGACACGCTCAGCCTCGACACGCTCGCGCTCTGCCTTGGCATCAGCTATACGCTTTTCTTCGGCCTTGATCGCTTCATCGACAGGCTCTTCAATTGTCAGCACACGAGTCCTGAGTGTTTCACCGAATTCCTTGACTTGATTGACGCGAGCCTGAGCTTCTTTGACCTTCTGCTGATATGGCACCAATGCGGTTTTGGTGGTCTTATCCAGGGCGTAGCGCACATCGCGGATATCGGCGCGAACTTCCTTCGCATTCGCCAAGCCCTCACTCGTCGAGCAGTCAACGACCAGCTTCGCGTAGGTGTTCTCCAGGCGAACGATCTGTTCTTCGTGCGGCCGATACTCGGCGATGTCGGTGACCGCTACCGTAGGGGATAGGTTTTTTTGCGCGCCTTCAGCTTCGTTCATTTCGAGCGGTTCTTGTGCGTGTGCTTGTTTGGTATTTTTGGACATGACTATCCCTCGCCGCGCCTGGCGCAGCATTGAAAGTAGTGGGGTTGGGGTTGTGCCGTCAGGCGGCAGAAACGAGCGATGCGTTGTAGTCGGCGTAAATCTTGTCGATGAGTGCCCGGAAGTGCCGGTGTTCGTTTTCGTCGATAACCCGCAGCATGAAAGCGAGGGTGACGCATGATGTGGCCGCCGCACTGGCGTTTGGCTTGCCAAGTTCGAGAATCATGTTTTCGATCTCTCCCTCGATCCAGTTCACGGCGTTTAGGTGGTCCCGCTGAGTAGCGTTCATTGATCGCCTCCTGGCGGCGGACAGATCGCCTCCATCTGCGCCATCGCCAGCCCAATGCGCAGCTTGAGGCTAGCGCGCTCTTTGAGTCGGTGCTCCTCGCGTCCTGCCAAGTCCTCTGCTGTGTACTCATGGAACAGGTCAGCGTGCTGCAGCTTCCCAAAGTTCGGCAAGTCCCAGCGCCTGTCGGATTCCCGGGCCTGGGCGCTATCCGCGTAACTGGTCGGCATGTAGGCACTCCAGGCGCCGAGCGAGGGCGCAGGCTTCGTTGTGATCGCGGCGGAACCCAATGACCTTGCCGGTCCGGCTGTCCACCACATGGAAGAAGTCGCGGCCTGCAGGCTTCACCATCATCCGGAAGGTGACCGCCGGCTCAGGTCGCCCAATCAGCCGGTAGAACTCGGCAGTGGCGATACGGGAGCGCTGATGCAGGCCGTCGACGATGTCGCGGCGCGATTGGATGCTGTGGTGCATGGTCGCCTCCAGGATGGCGTTATTCAGTGGGAAGAGGTGGGAGCGGCATCCAGTGACTTGGATCGCCGTACCAGAAGCACCATCCGAGAGTTTTGTCGTACAGCCACTCAGTGACCTGCATCTGCCCGTACTCGAACAGGCACAGGTAATCGCGCTTCTCGCTTTCTGGCGGTAGCCGGTCGCTGCACTTGATCCAATTGCTCATGGAGACCTCCAGTATTTGGGGTTAGGCGGTGGCTGGTAGGGCTTCACGAAAGCGCGACGGGCTCCAGTCGCAAGCCTCATCAGCAGGGATGTGGCCGAACATCAGCGTGCAGCGGCGGCAATGCACGCAGTCGCCGCAGGTCTTGCCCTCGGGCAGATTCATTTGGTCAGCGTTGTCTGCCGACCGTGGATATGGCTTTCTTTGCTCGCTCATGAATGTCTCCGTTGATTCGTTGGTTCACCTGTATTCGTCAACACTCATGCCTCCCGCTGGTTGCCGATGGGCGCGGGGGAGGAGTGCTGACGTAATAGAGGTGGGGAAGGGTGCCGGTCTTTCCCGGCTACGGCGGCGCTGGCCGTTTAGCGAGTCGCACTGAAGGCTGGTAGCATCGACACTCCTTCTCGGAGCAAGGAATTGCTATGCGTCAGGTTGTTGAAAGGGCGTTAAGCGTGATCGCGGCAGAGAGCAGCGAGCCTGAATACACTGAAGCGTTCAGCGCTGTTCGTGCAGTAGTGGTTGAGTTTGGGGAGGAAAATCTGGCTGACCGGCTTTTTGCCGATATTCCCGATTCGATCGCTTTCATGCAGGTGGCCCGGCTCTTCGACTTTCTTGCCTGGCAGACGGATGACAACGGCTCTGCGATGACTCGAACCGTCGAGCGCTGGCTTATCGAAGGCACAAATCTGCGCAAGATTCAGATCGCCCTTAACCTAGATGTGTACCCGTTTCCGGACGAGCATGAGATGTACCGCGTACTGTCTGATGTGGCTGTATCCTTCCCGCAGATGGCTGATAGATGCCAGCAGCTAATCAGCTCTCGGAAAAGTCGGTAGCACCTGGTCTACATCCCAAAGCCCGCTCAGTGAACGGGCTTCAGTGATGCTTTCCGCCGTGACCCGCTACTGGCGTCGGCCACCGGCTTGAATCAAATGTTCTTCCAGCCGCGGGCCTTTCGGCTTGTTCTCCCGCTGGATAACTGTTCTTGGCGCTTTACGCTGCACGCCCGGGTCAGTTGCCAACCCTCTGAACCGTTTAGGCCGGTTCATCGCTGCCTTTGAATCTGGGCCGGTGGTGATCCGGCAAGGGGTGTCGCTAAAGAGCGGTGCAGGTTTAACTGCTGGCCGGCGTTCTTCGTTGCTGGCTTGAGTTGAATTTAAGCAAGCTGAAATTAAGGTGTCAAGCATACTGAATTAAATAATTCAGATTGCTGAAATTTGTAGGCGATAAAAAGCCCGCTCATTGGCGGGCTCATTTATTAATCGCAGTACTCGCGCCAGCCGATCCTTACGGCGCCATCATCCAAATGCTCGATCCTTATGCCGGCGGTGTCGCCGATGTCTTGGATGACCTGACGCCAAGCTTCAGGACTTTCATCGTCGCGTCTGGCTACCTCGATCAACTGGATCCTCTGCACTCGAGGAGAGGCGATCAAGCCTTGCAGGCGGCGGCCAACAAGCTCATACGAATTGCGCGGTTTCGATGTGGGGTAGGGTACCTGGTTCATGCTTCGCTCCTTGCTAAAACTGTATATATGTACAGTATTGTTGCTTGGATATATTGGCAAGAGGGCTGCAAGAGGTTTCATGCATAAATGCATATTTTTTGGGTGAGCCTTCAGGCATGCAACAAAAAGCCCGCGCTTGGCGGGCTTGGTTGGTTCTGTTTGTGGTCAGGTTCGTAGGGGAACCCAATACATCCGGCACTGAATTTCATGATTGTCGCCGAGTTCCACCGAAACGGTTTTAGCGGACCGCTCATTCTCAAAAGGGCCGGTGATGATAGTGTTCCCATCTACTGCGAGCACGGGAATTGCTAGATCTTCAAGCACGGATTCAATTCGGCTCGAATCCACAGGCTGGGCTGTTATTCTAACCGTCCAGCCATGAAAGTCAGGTCCAACAACCTGGTCAGTGATGGGGGGGTATTTTCCGCTCACCGAGTCCCTGTAGACGATCTCGCTAAATAGGCGCGGGCCGTCCCGCATAGCGATCAGGGCTTGCTTGGCCTCTTCCTTGGTTTCAAATGGACCTGCGCCTACTGCCAGGCCGATCATCGAAACAACTGGGAGGCCGGTGCCGGCAATAGCCTTTATAGTGCGTTGCTGTTCTTGCTCGTCTCTGCATGCTGTCGAAGCCACCCAGCCCTTTTTCAGCCTTGGGGCCGAGACGGGCTCCACGTCGGCACCGCAGTGCTTGCACTTGATCGCGGCATTCTTGATGGTTTCGGCACACAGCGGGCAGGGCCGGGAGTCAGCTTGCGCCTGCTCGTGTGGCGGCGATGATCTTCCGCCCAGGAGAACCATAAGCAACCCAGCGAGTGCGATCATGCCGCCGACAATAGTGTGCATCTGGCGGTCCGCAATGAGCCCCAAGTTGTTCACCCGGCCGCCGGCTCCAGTCGACACGGACACATCCATGCTCAGCGCGAAGATCAGCCAGCAGACGCCGACGATCAGCGCAAACGTCCCAAATCCCTTCATTGGATCCCTCCCGTAATTGAGCCCGCACTTTACCATTCATGGCGTACAGCCACCATTGGAAGGGAGGGCGGTCAATCCGGTTCCTGCGCCTTCAGCCTGGCCAGGCCCTGCTTGATATGCCCTGCGTTTTCCCCGATCGCCTCAAGGGCGCCTCGGACGTTCTGACCTGCATCCGTATGGCCTTGGCTTTCGACGAGCAGCGTCAACTCCATCAGCGCAGCTTCCAAGGCGAGCTGGTTCTCGTATATGGGTTCCAAAGTATCGGTGAGGGGGGGTATTCTGGTGGTGCTATGTATAAAACTCAATAACTAAGATTACCTTTAATAACTTTTGCTGAGCAGCTATAGATACACAAAAAGACCGAAGAGTTACCAATAGCAGTATCCCTTCGGACTCTATTTTTTAAAACTTATTTCTTAACAGGCGCCAAATAGTGTCGCCGTGAACAGAACAGCTCCGTTCAGATAGACGGTCGCTTTCAGACCTGTAGGTATGAAAGAACCGCATGTTTCAGCGCAGACTTTGAGCTGGCCGCTTACTGGAATTGAAACCGGTGAAGTCAGACAGTAATCGCCATATACAGGGATGGTAAAACAGATTTGATTGGTGGCTTGATTATAACTGGCCCCAACGCACACAGACAATCTCAGAGCTAGAACGCCATCCAGTTGGGGAGGTGAGCCAGCCTTTGCTCCGAACCCGACTACAGAATAATCAGTCACATGTTCGCTGGATGACGACTTGTTATGCTCTTTGCAGGTACAATCGCTCATTGCAATTTCCTCTTCCTGAGTAGTTGTTGGTGAGTACCAACAAAACATAATCTAGCCGAGAATAATTATTTAATAAAGGTTGAATGGTAGCCCTTTGATATTAAATCGAAATCTTAAGTTTTTAGTATCATCGATTTGGCTATAAGGAATATTTACAACAAATGAATTTTATTTCTGTCCAGCTCGGATATAGATAAAAAGCTTCATTGCCATTAAGTTTTTATGATTATTTGTCGTATCGTCCGTCGTAGCTTGCTGCTCCCGAGTCAATCAAATCGGCCCTAGAGCCCTCAATCTGGCCAAGCCTTGTTTAATATGCCCGGCATTCTCCCCGATCACCTCAAGGGCGCCGCGCACGTTATCGCCGACCTCGGCATGGCCTTGCTTTTCGACGAGCAGCGTCAACTCCATCAGCGCAGCCTCAAGGGCGAGCTGGTTTTCGTAGATTCGTTCCAAGGTATCGGTGAGGGAGTATTCGGGGGAGGGCATTGCTCTGTCTCCATAGAGGGCATGGAAAGCGTAGCAGCAGGCAAAAAAACGGCCCGCTTGTGGGCGGACCTAAAGGGAATTCTTCAAAGGAGTAGGGCGACTTTGCACTCTGCCCTGTAAATGCCAGGTGAAAAGGATGTCGCAGAAACGAAAGGTTTGGTGTGGCGTCTTGCTTGAAGGTCGCTTTCAGAATGATGTAGCTATCGACTGGGCCAGTTGCATGTCTGACATGAGCGGAGAAGGATAGGTCGACTGGTAGTATCTGGACGCCTGCTCAAACTCCGCGCCGCGAATCTCCCCGTCCGAACCGATGAAGGCCAGAGCGTCAGTCTTGGCTGACTTGAAAATCTCAGGCGGTTCGGTCGTGAGGGATGTGGTCGCCCCAATTAAAATGGTTGGCGCCGAAATTGTGAGAAATATCGCTGCGGCGATAGGGTTGGCGCCATCACCTGATACGGCCTGCGTGCTGACCGATGCCAGTAGGGCGATCGCCAGGGTCTTCCATGAGTCCATTCTTCGTTGCTTCCATTGCGTCCAGAGAGCGCCACAATAGCAGAGCACTTGCCAGAAACAAGAAGCCCGGCGCTGGGCCGGGCAACTCTTCAAACTAGGCGCAAGGGAGCTCTAGCAGACGTCTGATTTGAATTGTCAGGCCCGCCCAGCACCCCTTGTAGCAGCGAGTCGACCTCATCAAGCGGCAGGTTGAGCTGTGCTGCGATGGAATCCTTGGTATATCGGTCCTTCCAAAGTTCTTCAAGCACCATTTTCCAGAGCACAGATCTTTCGCGAGGAATTGGGTCTGGCTCTACAGATCTATAACCAGCAGACGCCATCTGCTTACACAGCTCTCGGTAATGCCAGTCCGTTAGTAGTCCAACGTCTTTAGCGGTTCGCGCCAAAGCAACGACTGAAACTCCCCATCTTTTTTTTCCGGATATCAGGGTCCTGATGGATGGTGACGCAGTGAGTTGGGATAAAACATCTTCTCTTGGCATTAAAAGATGAGATGCGAAGGTATCTGCCTCTTTCTCGACTTCTCGACCTTCAGGATATCCATGAGAGTGCATTAATAAATGCCCTAATTCATGAGCCGCATCAAACCTGCTGCGTTCTGCGGACTTCACCGTATTCAAGAATATGAACGGAGTTCCATCTCTCCAAAAGGAAAAAGCATCAACGTTTTTACCTTCTGACAGGGTAAAGACTCTAACGCCTTTAGACTCCATTAACTTTATAAGATTGGGGATTGGCCTGAATCCGATCCCCCAATGTCTGCGAATGGACGCGGCAGCGGATCCTGGGTCTTCCGACCTAAGCTCTGGCAAGTCCGGCGAAGGGAGGTTGAACTTTCCAGAAACCCACTCATTGAAAATATAACCCAACGAGCCACTGGCTATAGCAGCGTCGGCCTGCCTTGCCGTCATAGCCTTGAGGCTTCTGAAGCTGACCTCTTTTTCGTTCAGCTCATCGATATCGTCCATGTAAAAGAAGCTTACTGGGTAGCCTAAAGCTCGCGCTAGCGCTTCAATAGTGTCGTCACCCGGGCATGTAATCACTCCCGTATCAATACGGGTCAACGTAATGCTGGAAATTCCCGCCATTTCGGCAAGTTGTTTTTTAGTAAGCTGCCTGCGCTTTCTAGCCAAAGTCAGCCTTGACAGGTTAAGAGTTGCCATTTTGCTTCTTGCTGATGAAGATTTCAGCCTCGTCTCCACGGTCATCGGTAAATGCTTCGCCCAGAGGCTTATCGTCGACAGGTTCATCTGTTACGAAGATCCGTTCAAAAAAACCTTCGAACTGATCTGACGTAAACGGTTTTGGCCTGGAAACCTCAACTTGAATACGGTCCAGGTGGGCGGCAACGCAAACAAACCAGATCACCGGGAATGCGCCAGCAGCTTGAGGAGAAGACCCTACTTTATCGTTACTGAACAAGCCTCGCTGATAAGGTAGGGAGACTAGCCGCCTCGTACCTTCGCCACGCTCAGAAATAGCGTTGGGGGCAACATCCCCGCAAGCGTGGTCTACGTTTTGAAAGCCAACCATAAGCCCAAGGTCGGCACTGTATACGAGCTCAATGTTGTTGAACTTCCTAGTCACCCATCCTTGCGGCAACGCTTTAAGCCCAAGACGCATTTGACGGATACCTTCTTGGTAAGCGCGCGTTCCAGGGAAGTTGATTGCATCAATCCCCTCTAGGTACTCAGAACGTGCGGCCACTGCGGATTTTGCGATGTGTACGACGGCTTCTCGCGTCATCCCAAGGGACTGGAGTGCTTCCAGTACAGAGGCTGGGTGATCAATCACCAGCGCATTTTGGTCGGGCATATTTGGCTCGCATGCTAATTTTCTGTACCTACATTGTAGGCTTAAAAAATTAGCATGCAATAGTGGGCGAAGACATTTAGTGAGGTTGTGCTCGCATGCTACGGCTACGGGGCGCTTTATCGAGTTCGACTTGCGCTAACCCCAAACCGCCACCATCACCTGCTCGGGGCATTTCTCTCCCGCACAATACGTCTCATCCACGCGCACCATAGAAGTGGTTCAGCGCTATCAGCTCAAACACAGCCACGAAGGCGCAGAGAACAATAAAGCCAGGGCTGAAGACCCTCTTGCGGCCTGATGAGCCCCAGCTAAGACCAGCCGCGTCGGAGTAGCCGGGAATCATCATAAGGAAAGCCAGGCAAGCAATGACCCCAACCTTGCTCCAGAAGCTCTGCTCTCGCCATGAGGTCGACGGCTTTCCAAGGGCGGAGGGCATCAGTAAAACTTCTGCAGTGCCTGCACGACGACCCCAACGATCCGACAGTTCTCGTCGACCGCTTCGATTGGGTAGCTTGGGTTCAGCGGCTTCAGAAACAGCCGACCGCCATCGCTCACCAGCTTCTTGAATGTCGCTTCATTGCTGTCCCGCAGCTTGGCTACGACCAGCTTACCTGGCGCGACCTCAGCCTCGGTGTCCACCAGGATCAGCGTGCCCTCGGTGACGCTCTGGCCGGCGGGTGCCGTCATCGAGTCGCCTTTCACCTTCAGCCAGAACGCTGTGCCCTTGGAGTCGTACTCCGAGAACTCATAGCTGTCCGAGAATCCGGCTGGGTAGGGCTCAACGGCTTCTGCCCAGGCGCCGGCGGCAACCCAGCTGATTACTGGGTAGCGGAATGATTTGGTGGGTTGCGCGGCGGGGGAGACGTTCGATTCGGAAGTGTCCCGCTCATCACCCTCGCCTATAGCCAGCCACTCAGCTCGGAATCCAGTCGCTTTTGCCAGTGCGTAAAGGTTCTCCGGCCTGAGGCTTTTGCTCTCGCCGGTGATCCACTGCGTGACGGCAGAATTTGCAACGCCGCAAAGCGATGCAATTTCTCCTTTCTTTTTACCGCTGACCTGTATGGCGCGGGCGATGCGTTCGTGTCTTTCCATGGACTCAATATTAAGCTAGCTGAATTTAAGCATGCAGTAGGAAGAAAACATCGTTGATGCTATAACTTAAGCATGCTTAAATTGCGGCAGGCTCGAACGAGGATTCGCAATGAATACGCATGAAGTCGCCGAATTCTTCGGCAGCAAGACAAAGCTGGCGCTGGCCCTGGGTATCCGCCCAAGCGCAGTGACCATGTGGGGAGAAACGATTCCCGAATCCAGGCAGTACCAGATTCAGGTTCTCTCCAAGGGCAGATTCAAGGCAGCAAAGAAGGTTCAGGCCGCCTGACATCCATGTCCGCCGATCCATTGAGCAAATGATCGCTTCTACATCGGCAGGGCGCCACGGAAACAAATTTGAGGTTTTACGAATGGAAGACTTTTTGGATGCATGCCAGGCAGCAGTGAAGGGCAACGAGCCCAAATCCCTGGCTGCAAAGATGGGTGTTCCACACGTTGGCCTGCTTCAGCGCGCAAACCCGGACAACGAAGCTCACCACCTGACCGTGGAGCATCTGTTCGGGATCTTGCTGCACACCGGAGACATGCGCCCGCTGATCACGCTTGCCGGGGAGTTCGGTTTTGAGTTGGTCGCAAAGACCGAGCCAAAGCCTCAGGCGCTCACCAAGTCGCTGATCAACGTCGCGAAGGAAGTAGCAGACCTGACCATCGCCGTGCATGAGGCGCTGGACGACAACCACGTCAGCACCTTCGAAAAGAACCTGATCCGCCAAGAAATCAACCATGTTCGCCAGAGCCTGGACGTGATGGATGCATCGGTAAAGGCGGCCTGAATTTCAGACACAAAAAAGCCACCGGACGAGGGTGGCTTTTTCTACAGCGGTAAACAACTGGAGCGAATCATGCACCAAGCCAACCCAACGATCAATAGTCCCAACATTCCCGCGCCACGGTTTTCGCAATCTGAAAACGTGGCGCGCAATACCTCAGTGATTCCGTTCGACTTCGACGGCGCCGCAATCCGGGTCATCACCGACAAACTCGGCGATCCGTGGTTTATCGCGCGCGACGTCGCCGATGCCCTGGGTTACTCCAAGCCGGAGAACGCCGTGGCCCGCCACTGCAAGGCTGCGACCACTACCCCGAAACAGGGTGGTGGTTTCATGACCATTATCCCGGAGCGCGACCTGTACCGACTGGTGATGAAGTCCAAACTGCCGGCCGCCGAGAAGTTTGAAGAGTGGGTTGTGGGCCAGGTGCTGCCGAGCATCCGCAAGACCGGCACCTTTTCTGCCCAAGGCCCGAACAACTCCAAGATCGTCGGCGAGCTGGCAATCCTTGAGTGCTTCGACCGCCTGCTGAAGCCCGCGCCCTCCAGCAAAATGCTGATGCTGGCCAAGATCGCCGCCAACAACGGCCTGGATGCCAAGTTCCTCCCAGGGTACGCCGTGGACGCCGCCCCTGATGCCGCTGGCGGCTCTTCGATGCCCACCAAAGCAATCACCACCCTTATCAAAGATCACGGCATTGCCAGCACAGCGCGCGGCTTCAACCTTGCGCTCAAGGCTCACGGTTTCCTGGCTCTGCTCCAGCGCAAAAATTCCAAACAGGAAACTGTCGACTTCTGGTCCGTTACCGAGAAGGGCATGGCCTACGGCAAGAACCTCACCAGCCCTCAATGCCCCCGCGAGACGCAGCCTCACTGGTACGTGGATCGTTTCCTTGAATTGGCCGCAAAGGTCGGGAAGGCCTGACATGCAATACACCGTCACGATTAACCAGGTGAAGGCGTTGGAGTGGGGGCTGAATTCTCAGCAGGCCCTGCTGTTCGCCTTCGTCTACGGCTGCCCGAGCTGGACCAAGCCAATCAAGACTGATGACGGGATCTTCTTCGCGCTGAGCAAGGCCAAGATCACTGAGGAGCTGCCGCTGCTCACAGACAAGCCAGACACCGCTTACCGCATGCTGAAGGCCCTTGAAGAGGCCGGTTTGATTGAGCTACGTCCTGAGGCACTCCGACTCACCGAAAAAGGCTGTGAGTGGAACCCGAACCGCATGGGCCACGTCACTGCTTACCAACCTCCAGTCCTTCCAGCTCGGCGCAGGACGAAAAAGAAACCAATACCTTCCGGTTTGCGCGCTCAAGTGTTCGCCCGCGACGGTCACGCTTGCCTGCGCTGTGGCTGCTCGGTGTTGATGCGTTTGAGGGCTGATCACGTCATTCCTGAAAGCCAGGGCGGAGAAGCCTCTTTGGGCAACCTTCAAACCCTCTGCATGTCCTGCAATAGCTGGAAAGGCGTACAGACGATTGATTTTCGCGCATTCGCCGGAGGTGCGGCATGAGCATGACCCTCATGGTCGCCGCGATGAAACTTCGCGTCGGCAACCCACTGCGCAAGCTGGTGCTGATCAAGCTTGCCGACAACGCGAGCGACGTAGGCGAGTGCTGGCCGTCTTATCAGCATATCGCCGATCAGTGCGAGATCAGCAAGCGCTCCGTCATGAACCACATCACAGCCTTGTGTGAAGCAGGGCTGTTGCGTAAGGAAATTCGGAAGGGCGGCCCGAAGGGGAACTCATCGAACGTCTACTTCCTGACCCTCGATGGTGGTGTACCTCCTGCACCAGGGGTAGTGCAGCAGATTCACCAGGGTAGTGCAGCAGGTTCGCCCCCTAGTGAATCTCCTGCACCAGGGGGTAGTGCAGCAGTTGCACCCAGAATCAGTAACTCTCTTGAACCAGTCATGGAACCGGTCATTGAACCAATTGCACCCCCGGCTCCCGCCGAGGTCGTGCCGGCTCAGTCCCGCGGCTTGGTGCTGGTGGTTGATCGTGCCGACGCTCCACGGGTTGAAATCCCCGCCGACATGCCTGGCCCCAAAGACCAGACCTGCAAAACCTTCAAGGTCTGGGCGAATTACGCTATGGCCTACCGCAAGCGCTACAGCGCCTGGCCGGTCTGGAACGCCAAGGTCGGCGGCCAGCTCGGGCAGTTGGTCGACCGCCTCGGTGCCGATGTCGCCCACCACGTCGCGGCCCACTTCCTGAAAACCAGCGATGCCGCCGTCTTGCGCAAGTGCCACAGCCTCAACGAGTTGCTGGCCAACGCCGAGAGCTATCACACCCAATGGGTGACCGGGCAGCGCATCAACGGCACAACCGCCCGCCAGATGGAACGGACGGAGGCGAACCTCTCCGCAGCCGAACAGGCCGCCCAGATGGTTCTGGCTAAACGCCAAGCAGGTGACCGCAATGAATACCTCTGAAATGAACGACCAGCAGGTCGCTGGGCTGGCCGCTGCCATCTGCGCAACGGCCGAGGCCATGGGCCAGGAAATGAACCCCGGTACGGCGGCGATGATGGCCGAAGACCTCTGTGCCTACCCGGTGCCTGTCGTCAAAGCCGCTTTGAAGGCGTGCCGCTTCGAAGTGAAGGGCAAGCTGGCGATGGCCGACATTCTGCAGCGCGTCCAGTCCTCCGATGGGCGCCCGGGCAAGGATGAGGCCTGGGCTATCGCCATGACCACCAACGACGAATTCGAAACGGTGGTGTTGACCGACGAGATCCAGCTGGCCCTGGCCGCGGCGAAACCCATATTGGACGGCGGCGACAAAATCGGCGCGCGCATGGCGTTCATCGACGCCTACCAGCGGTTCGTGGGCCAGGCCCGCGATGATGCGAAACCAGTCAACTGGCACGTGTCCGTGGGTTTCGACGCCAACCGCCGCATCCAGGCTGTGACCAAGGCAATGGATCTGAAGCGCATCCCGCGCGAACACGCCCAGAAGTACCTGGCAGACCTGAGCGTTGAGCCGATCACCGAGGATGGCCGGGCCATTGCCGGATTGCTTACTGGCAACGTAACCCGGCCGGAAGCCGCCCTTCGCGCAAAGATCGAGATCGTTAAAAGCTCGATGCTGGAAATGCGCAAAGCCAGCGCAGAGCAGAAGGACGAGATACGGATTGCAGCGGCCAATGAGTTGGCGAACCGACGGGCGCTGCTGATCAAGCAGGCCCAGGAATTGGAGGCACGAGCATGACCATCGACAAGCAGAAACTCCAGAAACTGCTGTGGAGCGAAGTCGCCTCTTGGAAGGCTGACTGCAGTGAGTGGAAGCAGAGCTCTGAAGCGCTTGGTGAATTCCTCGGCGAGAAGACCGTAGAGGAGGTTGCGCTGGAGCTGCTGACCGAGAACGAGCGGCTGGCGGCTGCGTGCGAAAGGGCGGAGCAGGTTATCAACGCCGAGAGCAAATCCGCAGCAATTGCAACTGGACGGGCAAACCTACTGCAAGCCGAGCGCGACCAGCTCAAGGCTGAGAACGTGGCGCTGCTGAGCACACTGAAGGGTATGACCTCAATGTACGGCCACTGCTGGGACTTGGTGGATGGCGGCTTGCTATGCATGCAGGACAACGTTCAGCGCTTCGAAGACGCCCACGAGGCAGCACAGAAGGTGATCGCCGCCATGGGCAAGGGGGAGTAGTCATGACCCAGCCAATCGAAACGACAAAGGTCGGGATGATCGTTCGGAAAATCAGAAGCGGAACGATGTACCAAATCGACATCGTGGAAGCGGATAGCGTGTATCTGCGCCCTTATTGGCCTGGGCACGGCTCCAGGTCGACATGGAAGACGCGCACCCACCTTTGGCGAGACTACAGCCGCGTGGATGACACAGCGGTAACGGAGGGTCAGCCATGACCGACAAAATCTCCGTCAACTGCCAGGCCAAGCTCACCGAGGCGATCACATGCTTGACCACCATGTACCGGGACAAGAAGTTTGTTGTGGTCTCCCTGCGCCCGGGCAAGGACCGCACCCTCGACCAGAACCGGCTGTGGTTCGGGATGTACAAGCGAATCGCCGAAATGACCCAGATCGGCGATGCGGCGGACGCTCGACGCTACTGCAAGCTGCACTTTGGCGTGCAGATCTTGTTGAACGAGGACGCAGGGTTCCAGGCCGAGTGGTACCGGGTCATGCGCCATCTTCCCTACGAAACGAAGCTGACCATGATGGGGGAATGC